GAAGTTGTCAGTCTGGCCTGCTGAGAAGACGAAGAAGTTGGATCACATTCAGTTGATTAACAGTGATTTCCATAATGGCAGGATCTTGATTGAAGAAACTGCATCAACAGAACCTCTCCGTGATGAGTTGAGTTTATTGGAATGGAACCTCGCCGAGAAGGAAAAAGGAAGATACATCGAGAGAGATGATCTGGAGAATCATTGTACTGATGCAATGCTTTATGGCTGGCGTGAGTGTATGCACTACCTACATAGGACGGAGAAGCCTCACGTGATACATGGATCTCCTGAATATTTTGAGAAGTTTGAGAAGGAGTTGGAGGAGGAGTGCATGAAGAATGTCGAACAGGAAGAAGAACCTGAATGGTATGAAGTCAACTACACGGATCAAGTTTATCTGAACTGAACATGGCAACTCCACAAGGACAACGATACCGGCGGATGAAGGTCACAAGACCTCGTGATGTCTCTGCAAAAGCAATTGGCAAGTCTCTTGCTGCAGGAGCAGCCGGTCTTCCAGGAGATGTGGTCCAACTCTCTGAAGATCTCATGAGACCGGATGTCGACACGGAACTCACAAGAAGTCTCTTGAGGAAACGTGGAATTCCAGAAAGTGAAATTGAACAGTATCTGACTGGACCAGGATCCGAGAAACAACAAATTGAAGATATGCCGTTGACCAGTGCAGACATTGCACAACGGATGGATGTTGATGTTGACTCACCAGAATACCTTTTAGGTAGTGCAGCATCTCCAACTCCTCCAGTTGGCAAGATTGCATCGATAGTCAAGGCAGCAAAGCTTGCAGACCTTGGTGTGATTGCTGGTCCTCTGATCAAGGCATTTGGAGGAAAGGCGAATGTTCCAGACAAGGTCATTACTGCATTCAAGGAAGCAAGTTCTAGAGTACGTGGACTTAGGCGTTTCATGACACCAGAAGAACTGGAAGGATTGAGTCCTGACAACATTGCAAAGATGGCAGATATCGAGAAAGGAGGAAAAGGAATTTCAATCAAAGGAAAACCTCGTCTTGATGCATCATCAATCTCAACAATGGCACTTGCAGGAAAAGCAAAAAAAGGATGGTACAAGAACTCTGCACAAACACTGACTCATATTTTTGGAGACCAGGATAATGGACGTTTTGCTGCACTACTTGCTGCAACCTCTCCTCAGATATCGGTGCAAGGTAATCTTGTCAATTCATTGAACATCTGGAAGAACTGGACGAAGGCAGGCAGGCCAACGGGTAAGAAGGAAATAACAAAGATCATGGCAGATTCCGTGCAAGGAGGAACAGAAGCCTCAGTCATGGATGCCTGGAAGAACAACACCATACGTGCCTTGTCGGCTGCAGATCCTCATGCCATTAAGTTGTCTGGACCAAAGGTTCAATCCTTCTACAAGAATCTCACCGGCAATATGGACGAGGTGACCAATGACACATGGCAAGGACGTGCCTTCAATCTCGAACAGTCTGTATTCGGAGGTGCAAATAGGCTTGAAGATGGTGAGAAACTTGGTGTAAAATCACCAGGATACATCTTGAGTAGTGCAGCAACACGGAATGCTGCAGAGGTTCTTGAGAAGTCAACTGGTGAAAAATGGTTGCCTGCTGAGATCCAGGAAACTGTTTGGTCTTATGTCAAAGCACTTTTTGAACGTCGAAAAGGCTCCGGCAAACGGACCATGCAGGAGATCTCTCCGGAACTGACATATGAAGAGATTGTAGAAGTACCGGATTTTGGAACACTTTTAAGAGAGACAGACTATGCCACAATCCTCGATGATGCCGGATACGGTGAACAGTTACGAAGCATTCCAGACCTTGCAGCCACGGCAAAAGCAGATGCTGCGAGTGTTGATGGAACAGGATCAATTGCAACCGTTAATCGACGACTTGAACAACAATACAAACAAGAACTCGAAAACCGAGCAACTGACTCCGTCAAAATCCTCAAAAACGTCCGAGACCGTATCCATAAAGGACTTGTCTCCGATAGAACTGGAACTGGTACAGTCAAGCGGACTTTCACCGGAAAAAGTGCGAGCAATCCTGGAGTGGAACTGAAAGGACTTGGTAAACTTCAAGTCTTCAACCTTTCCAAACAAGACCAGCAAAAATTCAAGAAGCTTGGAATATCCACTCCAAACTTTTATGAATTACCTCCATCCATTGAGGCAGCAAATGTTTTTGAGCAATCAATTAAACGCTCAAAAGAGAAGAACCCATATGCTGCTGCCGTTCATGTCTACACTCCTGCAGAGTACCAACAAAAACGTCTCTTCCTGACCAAGGACGGAAAGACCGGATTTGCAGTGTCTGATGATGGAGACATTGTTTCAGTCTTCAACACCAAGGAGGTTGTGGGTCCAGACGGAGAAATAATAATGAAAGGTTCCGGCAACCAGGCAGCAACCGTGCCGATGCTCCTTCTTGCCGTTGAGAATGGAGGCACCAAACTGGATGCCTTTGACACGATTCTGCCTCAACTCTACAGTCGTGTTGGATTCAGACCATCCTCACGAACTGCATGGAATGATGAATTTGCACCTCCAGGATGGGATAAGAAAACTTTTGGAGATTATAACAATGGAGAACCAGATGTCGTCTTCATGCATTATGATCCGGAATCAACCAAGACTTTTGACCAGTTATCTGGAACCTATGACATTGAGGATGCCACAAGGAACAGTCTCCTCCGTGATGAGTATGATGATGCCGTCAATCTTCAGACGACAATGATGGATGAAGCACAACAACGGGTTGACAAGACACAACTGAGAGAAATACCAAAGGCACCTTGGAAAGAGAAGGAACGTGCCTTGGTGCCTCAAATCAAAGCAAAGCAGGCAGCCGCTCAAATTTTGGAAGGAGTCTCTCCATGATCCGTCCTTCATTAAACCAGATCAAAGATCTCACCGTCTTTCTAAAAGACAAGAAAGTTGCACGTTTTTCAGGACTTGGAATCGAACTGGAATTCATGCCTGACTACACTGAAATGATGCCAGAGAAAGCACATGCATCCACGGAACTGACAGAAGAGCAACTTAGATTCTTCTCGTCGGAGCCTGCGGATGTACTGGTACGAACATAACAATTCTGAAATCTGCAACTCCGTTGTTGATCTAGTCTCAAAACTTCAGCAGGACCATTCCGAAAGGATCCAGTCGAACCTAGAATTCATGCGGATGTATGGTCAAAAAAACTACACACAACTAGGAACCTCCGGCGCCTTGTTCAAAGGACAGCAGGCTGGTATGCGCTTCAATCCGAATGTGATGCGGTTGAATGTTGCACAGTCTCAGGTTGATACAATCTCTTCCAAGATCGGTAGAAATAAACCTCGGCCTCTGTACTTGACACGCCAAGGTGATTACATGCTCCGTCGAAAGGCAAAGCGTCTTGGAGACTCGATGGAAGGTCTTTTCATGGAGCAGAAGCTTTATGGATTGATGTCCAGAGTCTTCACCGATGCATGTGTGCAGGATCTTGGAGTCTTAAAGATTTTCCGTGATGGAGACAAAATCCGGACAGAACGTGTCTTCTCAAATCATCTGTTCTGGGATCTTGATGAAGCACTCTATGCAGAACCACGATCCATGTTTCAGAAGATGGAGATGCATAAGTCTTCACTGATCCACATGTTTCCTGAAAAATCTCAACAAATAGAGGCATCTGGTATTCAGGATTCTTATTCTCAGGAGTCAGATTATGAACAGGAACTGACTGATTGTTATGAAGGATGGCACCTGCCAACCAGTGAAGAATCTGATGATGGACGACATGTCATCTGTCTGGATGGAGTGACATTACTTGATGAACATTGGAATTATGATCGGTTTCCATTTGTATTCCTCAGATGGTCTGATGCACCACTAGGATTCAGTGGAACCTCACTTGTTGAACAACTGGAACCAGTCCAGCGTGAAATCAATAGTCTTCTGATCCGCATTCAACAATCGATGGCACTCATGTCATCTCCATACTTCTTTGTTCCAATTGGATCCAAGGTCTCACCAAACCATTTGAGAAATGCACCTGGAACCATCCTCATGTATGCCGGTCAACAACCTCCGGTGTCCTATGTGCCTCAAGCCATGTCTGGAGAAGTATACAATCACCTCGATCGTCTACTTCAACGAGCCTATGAAATCTCAGGAATCTCTGAACTTTCGGCAACTGGTAGGAAACCAAGTGGACTCGACTCTGGTGTGGCCTTGAGGATCTACACTGATATTGAGACTGAGAGGCATATGCTCACGGCACAACGATATGAACAAGCCTTCATGGATTGTGCAGAATGGTTCATGGACTTGGCAGAGGATATTGTTGAAGACTCAGGATCCTTCTCTGTCAGATCAATGAGAAAAAAAGGATTTGATGTGTCCGACTTCAAGGATGTGAGGATGGCACAAGAAGATTATCAACTCCAGGCATGGCCGATTTCACTTCTTCCATCGACACCAGCAGGACGTGTTCAGACAGTGCAGGAACTCGTGAACTTAGGAATTCTGGATTCCAAAGAACAGATCACCAAACTCCTTGATTATCCTGACCTCTCCTCTGTCACACACTGGATGGAGACTGCTGAGAATGACATTGAATGGAGGATTTCCAAAATCCTTGATGACAACGAATACATTGCACCAGATCCTCTCATGAACCTGGAACTTGCAAAATCAAGGATGCAACTAGCCTATCTTGAAGCACGTCAGCAAGGTGTGGAGCAGGAGAAGCTGGATCTGATGCTGACCTTTGTCACACAAGCACAAGGAATGTTGAATGTTGCAAATGCTTCACAGGCAGAAGGACCAAGTCCGGCACAACCGACTGCACAGGAAATAGTTGCTGGTTTGGAACAAACAGGAGAGGCATCAGAGAATGTCACAGAAATGACTGAACTTGAGACTCCAATGGAACTCTCACCGGAGATGGATACAGAACCTCCTCCGGAGACATTACCAAGTTGACGAACAGGAGATTATCAACATGAAAAGAAGGAATCTCCATGGCAGAGGAACAAGCCGAAACTGTAGAAGCAGATGCAAATGAAGTAGTAGAAGAACAAGAATCAATCGATCATGAGGCACTTCAAGACCAACGTCTTGAGGAGGAATCTCAAAGACAGATTTCAACATGGTTGGAACAAAAAGGAATCGAACTTCCTGAAGGACAAACTGCAGAAGTAGAAACTGAGGAAGAACCTGTTCCAGTAGAAGCACCTCAAGAGCCGGATCCTCCTCCTGTCGAGGAGAAACCTGAAGTCTCAAAGAAGTTTCTCCAGGTTGCCAAACGTGAACGTGAGTTATTCAGAAGACAGCAGGAAGTCAAAGCAAAAGAGGCGGAGTTTAAGAAATATGAACCGATTGAACAAAGCATCAAACGAGGTGACCACGTCGGAGCCTTGGAAGCACTTGGAGGATCTTACGAGGCTGCCACCACTCAGGTACTCGGCAAGCAGCCAGAGGATCCTAAACAAGCGGATCTTGAAGCAAGGCTCAACCGGCTTGAGACTGAAAAAACACAACTAGAGGCAAATCAGAAAGTCAATGCATACACGAACCGTCTCAAAAACTTGGCAGAGTCCAATGATGAATACGGCATCACAACCTCCATGTGGGATGAAGCAAAGGACATTTTGCTTGAAACATCATCACAGTATGCAAAGGATACTGGTAAGTTATTAGACGACCACACATTGCTTGGCATGGTAGAAGAATACTATGCCGGAGAAGCAGAAAAGCTTTTAAGTCATCCTCGCTTCAAGAGGAACATGGCGCCAACCGTCGCCGAAGAAGAGCCTACCTCACGGTCAGTTCAGAGAAAGAGAGCCAGAACACTTTCGACAAATGCGTCACGAGCATCCGTGCCTGCAAGGCCGACTGCACCACTGACTCAGGATGAACGTCTTGAGCGTGCATTAGGAGTGTTCAGATCGAGGTCTCGTGATTAAACGAAACTTTCTTTTTCTGGAGAATATCAAATGGCAGAAGCCACTCCGGCGACCACGCTAACGGCGTGGGATGACGCCTTAAAACAGTATTATATCGACAAAAAACCGATGGACGTTGCGTATGATTCGCATCCGTTCCTTCAAATGGTTCCTAAGAACACTAGGTTCCGAGGCAAAAATATGCCTCTACCGATTATTTATGCAAGACCTCAAGGACGGTCTGCAACCTTTGCAACGGCACAAGCCAATGCAACTTCCTCAAGTCTAGGAGAATTCCTCCTGACTCGTGTGA